GCGGGTTTGCTTGCGCTTGCCAGCGTACTCGGCGTCGGCGAAGGTCATCTGCTTCATCGGGAAACTCGGTGGGTGGGGTCGCGGTATTTTGCCAAATCAGAAAGTCTTTTTCAGAGTTTCCCTAAAGCATCTTTTTCACAGACATAACATTTCATATCAAATCAAATCCCTTTGCTTTTTTTCAATTCTATCCGTTTTTAGCTTGGAGAGCTCGCCATGCTTACAGAAAACCCAACCGCCGCGCCGCTGCAAGTGGAGCGATCGACAGTCACAAAGCTGGTGATCGCCGGCGCGCCACTGCTGGACCCGATCACCGTCTTCCTCGAGGACTTCGGCCGGCGCGACTGCCCGACCGAATCCGATCCGAACTACCAGACCGCCCAGGGCAAGATCACCATCAACTGCTGGGACAACAGTTGGAATGCGTACTGGGGTGGCATGGGTCCGCGCACCGTTGCCGAGTTCGTCACGAACTGCGGTTGGGACTATGTCCTGAATTGCCTGGATCGTGGAATCAGATCAACCGTGTTCAGCGGAGACGCGCTGCACACCCTGGCCAAGAAGTGCATCGTGCAGCGCCGCCGGCAACAGACCGGGCGCCACGAATGGGAGCTGGGCGAGCTGAGCAAGAGCGAGGCCCGCGCGCTTTGGCACGACATTGACTCATTGCGCAGTATCGAGAGCCCGAACGAATGCTGGCACCAGAGCAGATTGTTGACCGAACTGTTCGGTGAGGAATGGCACTACCCGCTCGACGGCAAGGCTGTCGAAGAAAACCACAAGTTCACATACCTGCGTCGGGTTGTCGAGGCAGTACAGCAGGCGCTGCGCCAGGAACAGCAGGCCTGTATGACAGCTGTGAATACCCATGATCTGGTAACAAGGGAGGCAGCAGGATAAATCGAAATAAATGACCGGAAGGCCAAGGCTTTGAGTTAGTAGCCCAGAGGAAGGGAGTTGTTTAACTCGCGGCTAAATGCAACGACCTACCGATCATTGCCCACATCTAAAGGGCGCGCCCTAACGACGATATAGAGCGTCAGCCGGCTATGCGTTTCAACAACACATATCTGAAATACATGCGCGACACATCATTTTTAGCACAGCTATCGATCTCGTCTAGGGTCGATTTCAAATAACCCCCTTCCCCCTTCAAAGTCAGCCGCTATAGCGGCAAGGACGAAGTCATGCCCGTGGAAAATGGAAAAGAAGTATTCGAATTGAACGGCAGCCAACCTGCACCAGTTCCATTGCTCGCCTTCATGGTCGGCGACTGCGATTGGGTTGCAGCTGTCGATGAGGCCGGCGCACGTCGGGTGCTCGAAGAAATGAACGGCGAAGAGCCAGGCGCCTACGACGACTGGGATGTTGAGCTGGTCAGTGCTGAATGGCTCGACAAGCCGTGGTGCGATGAAGATGACCGCACGAAGATCGTCGGTACGTTGCGCGAATGGCTGGCCGCCGCCACGGAGCCGGCATATCTCGCTGGGACGGAGTGAAGCTATGAAGCTCACAGAGAAACAGCAACTCGTCCTCGATGAGCTGCGCAAGATCGGGCGGAAAAACGCCAACCTCTATCGAGACAGCCAGCCGTACCTGCATCAGAAGGATTGCGAGAAGCTGGCACTTGGTGACCAGGCGTGCGTGTTCGGCATGGGCGGCCTTAGCTATCAGGTTGGGCACCGCCTCGGCGTATCAGCATCTTCCGTGCTCAGCATCTTCAAGGCCCTTCACCGAAAGGGCCTGGTGATTCGCGAAGAGAGCTATCCGGATTATCAGCGTGCGCGCTACTGGTGGCCGATTGGCCTGGCTGCCGAACTCGTCGCTGAACTGAAGACTGAAGACGGGGTGACGCCATGATCGCCACCCTCTGGTTCGCCTACGTGTTCATCTACAAGGGGCCGAGGCCATGAATGCGCAAGTCCTCGACCCCTGCAGCGCCAGCCGGATGATGTGGTTCGATAAAGCCGACCAGCGCGCTCTGTTCGGTGATATCCGCGATGAAGAGCATGTGCTGTGTGATGGCCGGGTGCTGAAGGTTGAGCCGGACGTCATCATGGATTTCCGGCACCTGCCCTTCCCTGACGCCAGCTTCAACATGGTCGTGTTCGATCCGCCTCACCTGGTGCGAGCTGGTCGGGAAAGCTGGCTGCGGCTCAAGTATGGAATCCTCACCGACGACTGGCGCGACGATCTGCGCAAAGGCTTCGCAGAGTGCTTCCGGGTCCTTCGGCCCGGGCAGTTCCTGATCTTCAAGTGGAACGAGACCCAGATCAAAGTCAGCGAGATTCTTGCCCTAACCGACGAGCAGCCGCTGTTTGGCCACAAGTCCGGGAAGCGCGAGAAAACGCACTGGATCACGTTTATGAAGGGTGCGGAAGATAAATAGTCGGGAAACCGACACCCCGGCACATCAACCATTGAGGCTCACCCCCACAAGGAATGCCTCATGAAACATTTCGCAGAAGCAGTCATCGCAATTGCGCCAGTAAAAACTCGCAAGTCGAGGAATCGTTTCTTCCGAGAATACGACCGATGGACCGACCGCTTGCTTCGGCTGGGCCTCATCGACCTTGAAGAGCGCCAGGATTTGCGGCGGCACATCGCAGGGGCATATCTCGCCACCTTGATGTAGAAGCCCCGAATCCCTTCTCTAACAAGCCTGCCGGAAAACGGCGGGCCACCTTCTGCCGCCCAGCGCGGCAAGGACACCCCATGTTCGCAACGAAACTCACCCTGATCCTGCTGGGCGCTTTGCTGTACCTGGCCGGCACCAGTTGCTGGATCTTCTGGATCGGCCCCGGACTGGTCATGGACGGAGAGATATCTGACCTCCTGTACGCATTCGCCGGCACCTGTGCCTGGATGCTGATCACCTTCGGCATGGTCATCCACATCATCAAGACAGCGCGGCCCGCCGGCTCTCTCGACAAACCTGACGTATAGAGGTGCATAGCATGGAGATGCAAAGCGAAACGCTTGCCGAGGAAGAGCTGGCGGCGATCACCGGATACGTGATTCCGTCAGGCCAGATAGCGTGGCTGAGCCGAAACGGCTGGAAGTACGTGCTGACCAGGGCTCGTCGGCCTGTGGTCGGCCGCGTCTACGCCCGAATGAAGCTGGCAGGCGTAAAGCCTTCTGCGGAAAACGTTGCGGCCGAGGCCTGGTCGCTGGATTTGTCAAAGGTAGGATGAAGAGATGCGAGCCAAAAAGGCGGCAAATAGGGATCTGCCGCCAAGAATGATTCGGCGTGTACGCACGCTGAAAGGCGGCAAAGAGTGGATTGGGTACTACTACGACGGGAGGAACGAAGACGGGAAGCGGATAGAAATCCCGCTCGGGGGTGACTTGGATATCGCCAAGGCTGAATGGGCAAAGCTCGACTGCAAGCCAGTACCGAAGAAGAACGCCCTGCTGGGCCAGGTGTTTGATCGGTACGAGCGGGAGGTCATCCCGGGAAAGGCGCCAAAGACGCAGAGCGATAACCTGCTGAGCCTGAAGCAACTACGCAAAGCGTTCACCGACGCCCCTATTGATGCCGTGACGCCGCAGGTCATAGCCCAATACCGGGACAGACGGAGCGCCAAGGTGAGAGCCAACCGGGAGATCTCCCTGCTTTCGCACATCTATAACATCGCACGCGAGTGGGGGATCACCGAGAGCAACCCGGCCGCCGGCGTGCGAAAGAACAAGGAAGTGCCGCGGGACTTTTACGCAACCGAGGAAATCTGGAGCGCCGTGTATGCGGTCGCGACCTCGGAGTTGCGCGACGCCATGGACCTGGCTTATTTGACTGGCCAGCGCCCGGCGGACGTACTTTCGATGCGGGAAGCAGACGCGGTTAACGAGTTCCTGCAGGTTGCCCAGGGCAAGACTTCCAAAAAGCTACGAATCCGCCTGACTGCCGCCGGAGTTTTGAATGACTTAGGCGCACTGGTGGAGCGGTTGATAGAGCAGAGGCGTTCCCGCGGCGTGCGGAGCCCGTACCTGATTGTCACTGAGGATGGGCGGCAGGTGACCAAGCCGATGCTGCGGCTGCGCTTTGACGATGCCAGGAACCGGGCGATTGCGACAGCTCGCGAGAAAGGAGACGGGATTCTCGCCGCGAGCATTCGCCAGTTCCAATTCCGCGACATCCGACCGAAAGCCGCCAGCGAGATCCTCGACCTGGGCGATGCCAGCCGCCTCCTGGGCCACACGGACAAGCGCATCACGGATACGGTCTACAGGCGCGTTGGCGAGATCGTGAAGCCGACTCGTTGATCTCGAATCTGGCAGAGTTGCGGAAACCGCCTGAAATGATGCGGAAACGATCAGATGTTTCGCTGCCGACATTCCCAAGCCCCATAAACGCAAAAGCCCCGCTAGTGCGGGGCTTTCGTGTAAATCTTGGCGGGAAACCAGGGATTCGAACCCTGGGAACGCTATTAACGTTCGCCGGTTTTCAAGACCGGTGCATTCAACCACTCTGCCAATTTCCCTTTTGCATCACAGGATTATAGCAGCCCATCCTGTCTCAGCGGGCGCCATAATACCCGAATGAAACACACTGTCAAACTC